GGTCTGCTCGTCATAGACCAGCACATCGTGCTGCTGCGGGCGATAGAACTCGGTCTCGGTTTCGCCGGTGTCCTGGTGATTGCCTTCCCGCCGCATCGGCAGGCCGTGGCGCACCAGCATCCAAACCCGCTTGTCCCGCCGGAAAGTGAAGATACGCGTGCCACGCCCTTTGCGCCGGCCGCCAAACCAGTCATCGAGACTGGCCTGTATCGCTAGGGTCTTTTCCTCAGTGACCTCCGGAAATTTCTTCGGTTCGTCTGCGCCGCCGCCGAAATAGACAAACCTCTTCTGGTTGAAAACGACGGCACGGGCATGCGTGTCCTTCAGCGCCTGCGGCTTGGCGAGCCATATCCGAACAGCGACATCGGCCGGTGTCAGCTTGTCGGCGGCGCCGAGGTCGATCTCCTGGGTCTTGGCGATCTCCAGCAGGTCCTCAATCGCGAAGTCCGTTGCCGACTCATCGATGAAGTACAGGGCATCGATAAGATCAGGCGGGGTGTGGTCATTGGGCGTCATCAGGACGCTGCTGAGCTCTTCAAACGGAAACCCATCCGGGTGTCCCGACAGCGAAAGGCCCCGGCTGGGCAGGTAATCAGGCCAGAGATCGAAGAGCGCAACCAGGTTGGTGGCAGCAATATTCTTGAGCCGGTCCGGTTTTGTGAACACACGGGGGTTGAATGTAGGCACGGCAGGCTCCGAGAATCTTGGGGGGCGTCGTCGGGATCAAAGTTAGTGGATCGCGCGCCAGATTAAAGAGTGTAGTTTCGCTTTTTGTTCTCCCGACAGTTCGAGGAGCCCGCCGGTAGGTGACAGGACTAGCTGGAGCCCTGTCGCATGCCCGAATTTCTACGCCTACTGAACCGACTGCGGGCCATGTCCCGGAGCAGCTGTTTCCACAGTATTGTCGGTCTCAATCATACCGGCGACCCCGCGATGGTCGTCTGCGCGACCATTACGACAGCGAATCGCCTGCCTGTCTCGCTGCTGCTGCTCCTGTCCACAGGTGCGGCTCATGGTTGATCCGGACGAGCGCGAAACCGCCGCCCTGAGTGCCGGGCTAAAGGCCATGGCCGAGACCATGGCGGAGATCGGCTGGGAACGCCGGCTGTGTGACGTGACCGGTCCCCAGGCCAGGAACATGGCCCAAGCCGCCGTCGGAGCCTTCCTTCAGTCGATGCGGGACAGCGCCCCGGAGGTGCCGTTCTGATGATCGGACCTCTGGACTTTAATCACCGCGAAAAACCCGTCTGCTTCGCCGACGAGGTCAACGCGCGCATCGACGCTGTGCTCACGGCGGAGAACGGCGCCCGCGAACCACGCCAGTATCTGGGCGGGAGCCGCCTTGGCGAAAGCTGCTCACGGCTGCTGCAGTACGAGTTCCTGCAGGTCCCCCGGGACCCGAGCGGGGAGTTCACCGGCAAGACCCTGCGCATCTTTGCAGCCGGCCACTGCTTTGAGGACCTGGCCGTCGACTGGATGGCCAAGGCCGGATTTGATCTGCGCACCCGCAATGCGTCCGGCGACCAGTTCGGTTTCTCGGTGGCTGGCGGGCGTGTCCGTGGACACATCGACGGCGTCATCGTCGCTGCGCCCGATGGGCTGGCAGTCCCGGCCCTGTGGGAATGCAAATCCGCCAACGCCAAGAACTGGCGCGATATCGTCAAGCGCGGCGTCACGGTCTCGAAGCCGGTCTATGGGGCCCAGATCGCGCTCTACCAAGCCTATCTGGGCCTGACCGAGCATCCGGCGGTCTTCACGGCCGTGAACAAGGACACCTGCGAGCTCTGGCATGAGCTGGTGCCGTTCAACGGCGCTCTGGCGCAGGTGGCCAGCGACAAGGCCGTTCGCATTCTTCAGGCCTGCGACGCCGGCGAATGGCTGCCCCGCGTCTCCGCCGATCCCGAACATTTCGAATGCGCCTGGTGCGCATGGAGGCAGAGGTGCTGGGCATGACGGCGGCTGACAGCCAGGGCGCGGCCGATCGCGTAAAACCCAATCCCGAGATGATCGCGGCCTTCACCCAGATGGTGTTCGGCTATTGCGACCACCTCGTCCCGGTTCGCGCGCTCGCGGAAAAAGGCGGCGGCGATCAGATGCCGCACACGCCCTTCATGGAGTGTGACGCGGCGCTGGCGGACAAGCTGGTTGTCCAGGCGGGATGGGCTGCCGACAACGGCATGGCGCTGTTCGTGGTGCCCGGCACCGTTGCGGCATCTGGTGAAGCCCGGGCCGAACACATCGTGCAGACCCAGGTCGTGCTGGTCGATCTCGACCACGGCGATATTGCCGCCAAGCACGAACACCTGGCCCGTCATCTGGGTGATCCCAGCCTGGTGGTCGCGTCGGGCGGAGTCACTCCTGAAGGCCAGCGCAAGCTGCACCTCTATTGGCGGCTGAGCGAACCAGCCGAGGGCGACGACATCGCCACGGTCTGCCGAGCCCGTCACATGATCGCCAGCAAGGTCGGTGGCGACCCGTCGTTTCGGTCGCCGCATCAGCCCATCCGCGTGGCAGGATCTGTTCACGGCAAATCCGGCACGGCGCGACTGGTCGAAATCCTCAGCCAGCACGACCGCGACCACGACCTCAGCGATCTGGTCGAAGCGGTTCTGGCCATGCCTCTGCTCGAGGGCGAGGCGACTTCCGAGTTTGACTACAACGACGCCGGCACGGGCTCTGGAACCGTGACCGAGCTGTTTGGCCGCGCGGTGCGCGAAGGCGGCGTCGACGGCACAACCCGCTTTGATGCCCTGTCGCGGATCATTGGCTACTGGATCAGGCGCTGCCGCGAAGGCCACGTCACCACCACCCAGGCCTGGCAAGAGATCGTCGACTACAACAATGCCCGCATCGATCCGCCCTGGGCGCAGACCCGGCTTCGGTCGGAAGCCGAGAAGATCTGGAAACTCGACAGCGCCCGCTACGGCGAGGACTATCTCGACGACACCGGCCATGGCGGTCCGACAGGCGGCGGCGGTGACAGCGGCGACGATGCGGCCCCGGTCCAGCTGACCGAGGATGCCTTGGCCGAGGTCTTCACCGGCCAGCACGCGCAGGACTGGCGATACGTCGCCGCCTGGGGCCAGTGGCTGACCTGGACCGGAACGGTTTGGGTGCGTGAAGACACCCTCAAGGCCTACGATCTGGCTCGCAAGGTTTGCCGGTCTGCCGCGCGCAAGGCATCCAGCGCCAAGCTGAAGGCCAAGCTGTCGTCGGCCTCGACGATTGCGGCGGTCGAGCGCATCGCGCGGGCCGATCGGCGGCATGCCGAGACGACCGAGGTCTGGGATCGAGACCCCTGGGCGCTGAACACGCCCGCAGGCGTGGTGGATCTGCACACAGCCATTGGCGGGTCGCACGATCGGCCCTCCTACATGACCAAGATCACCAGCGCTTCGCCGCAGGGCGACTGTCCGGTCTGGCGTGAGTTCCTGGCCACCGTCACCGGCGGCGATACCGAGCTCCAGCTCTATCTGCAGCGCATGGCCGGCTACTGCCTGACCGGCGTGACCAGCGAGCACGCGCTGTTCTTCCTCTATGGCACCGGCGCCAACGGCAAATCGGTCTTCGCCAACGCCCTGACCGCGATGATGGGCGACTACGCCACGGTCGCGGCGATGGACATGTTCATGGCCAGCCATGGAGATCGCCACCCGACCGATATGGCCAGCCTGCGCGGCGCCCGCGTCGTGACCGCCATCGAGACCGAACAGGGCAGCCGCTGGGCTGAGAGCAAGCTGAAAGCCCTGACTGGCGGCGACAAGATCACCGCCCGGTTCATGCGCCAGGACTTCTTCGAGTTCATCCCCCAGTTCAAGCTGCTGGTCGTCGGCAATCACAAGCCCTCGATCCGCAATGTCGACGAGGCCATGCGCCGTCGTCTGCACATGATCCCGTTCACGGTGACCATCCCGGCCGCCAAGCGCGACAAGCGCCTGCCTGACCGATTGCTGGCCGAGCGCGATGGCATCCTGCGCTGGGCGCTCGAGGGCTGTCTGGAGTGGCAGCGCATCGGGCTGCATCCGCCGGCATCGGTGCTAGCCGCGACCGAGGAGTATTTCGACGCCGAGGATGCGGTCGGCCGGTGGCTCGATGAGCGCTGCAACCTCGGCCCGAACTGCAAGGCGACGTCAGGGGCGCTCTACGCCAGCTGGAAGAGCTGGGCCGATGCCAATGGCGAATATGCCGGCTCCAACAAGCGCTTCTCCGAAACCCTCACAGCCCGCGGATTTACCCGCGCCAACACCAACTCGGCCAGGGGTTTCCGAGGCTTGGAGCTGCGCGACCCGCCAGCCAATTCAACCGCCATGGAGTTTTGAACAATGTCGACCAATTCGCCATCGGTGACGGTTGTGACGGGTCTCCCCCTTATAGGCGTTACACGCGCGTACACGCGCGCCTCTAAGGCCGATAATGGAGATGCCGTCACAACCGTCACGACCCGTCACCCCGACCTGACGGTCCTCGCCCTCGACCTCGGCACCACGACCGGCTGGGCCCTGCGGTCGATGGGCATGATCACCAGCGGCTGCCTGTCCCTCAAGTCCTCCCGTTTCGACGGCGGCGGCATGCGCTATCTGCGCTTCAGGCGTTGGCTTGAGCAGCTGCAGAGCGATGCTGGCCCCATCGGTGCGGTCTACTTCGAGGAGGTCCGCCGCCATGTCGGAACCGACGCCGCGCACGTCTATGGCGGCCTGCTGGGCCAGCTGACCGCCTGGTGCGAGGAACACGGCGTCGCCTATCAGGGCGTGCCCGTCGGCACCATCAAGGCGTTCGCCACCGGCCGCGGCAATGCCGACAAGGCCGCCATGATCGCCGCGGTCCAGGCACGCGGGTTCTCGCCGTTCGATGACAACGAAGCCGACGCCATCGCCATCCTGCTCTGGGCCATCGAGACCGGCGGAGGTGTGCGATGAACTGGTGTCCGCGCGGCTATGGCGGCGAGCGCCGCGACCCCGAGCAGGTCAAACGCGAAGGTTGGCGCGAGATGGGCGTTCTGGCCGTCTGCGCCTCCGACCATCGGCTGAACTGGGTCGAGAAAGAGTTCATCCGCCAGATCGGTGAGAAGCTCTATGGCGGCTCTCCCAAGGTCGAGGGCTAAGCTCATGGCCAAGGGACGCAAACGCAAATCCGGCAAACGCCACCCCTGCGGAAAACTGGTCAGGCCCTCCACCGGCGAGACACAAGCTGACGTCCTGGCCACGGTGGTA